TAAAAAGTGTGCCTTCGTATTTCTTTAAACTAGCTGATAAAATTAGAAGACTGGGTGATGATGCACCGGGACTTACATCTGTTGAAAGAGAGACCGGTAAAAAATTTAAAAATTATGAGATGGTAGAAAACACAGACGGAGAAATTGTAATTAAGAAAAATACAACAGGTAATACTATGATAGGAGATGACATGGTTGAAGGTACAAAATCAGAAGAAGTTATGGTTTATAAACCTAAGAAAAGAACAGAGGATGGTATTTTAAACGAAGACTATCAAGAAGTTACTGTTAAACCAGATTATGAAGGCAAGCTTAAAGATGTTGAAGATGGTTTAGATTCTTATGAAGAAATTTTAGAAGAGGTTGGAGAATCTAGAATTAAACAAGCAGGTGGTGGTATTGCCTACCTACTAGGAGAATAATGTCCGACGTTATTAGATTTGTAAATCAATTAGTTGACGAAACTAATCCACCAGAAGATGCAGCAAGATTAGAGATGCAAGAGGGTGGAGCGGTTAGAATTAAAAAAGATGTAGCTGAATCTTTTCAAAAAATTTTAAAACAAAAAGGAAAAGTTAGTATTTCAGATCTAACAAAAGAAACTGGTTATTCTAAACCAACTGTTTACAAATATTTAGAAAAGACTCAAAGATCTAAACTAATAAGCCAACCCTCCCCATTTAAGGATAAAATTACAAAAGACGTAAATAAAATTATTGATGACGTCAGTAAAAGTAAAAGACCATTAATAGAAGCATCTCCAAATAAAATTTTTGAGAAAATTTATAAGAAAAAATTTAATATAAAAACTGACAACATAGGAGTTATAAGAAACATTTTAAATGAAAACTCTAATTGGCCTAAAATTAGAGAGGCAGTTACAAACACTTCTACTAGAGTTGGAGCGGGAAACAAGGTTTTTGAAAAAGTAAAATTAAAAGATTTTAATAAGGTTTTTACTGAAGCTATTAAACAAAGAGGTATATCTCGACCAGGCACCGTGGAAGAGTTTATTTTAAGAGATCTGAAAAGACACATAGATCAAGGAGGTAAAAAATTTGAGTTTGCAAAGAACAACACTTTTGACAAAGGGTTTAAAGGTTTAAAAATTAAAGATATTAAAAAAGGAGATATAATTGATTTTAATACTATTAAGAAAAACGATGTTAGATTTAAAGAGTACAAAAATGTTTTTAATGATGTCAAAAAATTAAAACTTACACCATATACAAATCCAATTACTAGAGAGAAGACTACATTATTAAAAGGCTTACAAAAAGCAACAGGTGTTGAAGCTCCGTTAAACATACAACACAATAAAGGAGTTTCGGTCGATCCTTTAAACAATTTGTCTATTCAAACTTATAAAGCAAACATCGGAGCTAAGATGGTAGAAACTCCTGAGCAAGCAAAAAAGTTAGGGGTACAAACAACTGTTAAAGGTGGAAAAAAAGTTGTTGGTCCAAGACTATCTTTTAAAAATCAAGTTGATAGGTTAACAAAATTTTCTAATAGAATGATTAAAGGTGGCGGTCTTCGAACGGTTAAAACACCTACAGAAACTTTAATAAAAAAAGCAGCACAAAGTTCAGGACCAACACTAGGTATGAATCTTGGTTTTTTACCCACACTAAAAACAGCAGGCGAAGTTATAGGTTCACCAGCAGCGGCTTTGGCTTTTGCCACGATGACAGTTAAAGATAATTTAGAAAAAGGTGAAAGTTTACCAGCAGCGGTTGCAGACAAAATGGTTGGACTTGAGCTTTTAGCACCAGGCGCCATATCTAGATTTGCACCAGGAGTCATGAAAGGTGCTTTAGGTTTAGGTAGAGCAGCAAGATTATTTACACCTGTAGGTCTTGGCATTACAGCAGCAGGTATGGCTAAAGATGTTTACCGAGAATACAAAAGACGAGAAGCATTGAGCGATGAAGATCGATTAGAAGAAGATTTAGAAGCACAAGAAAAGTTTGATGAAATGATGGTGGGAGCTGCAAAGGGTGGATTAATACCACCTAAATCAGGTAAGACCCCACACGGTGACAAGGGCTTGGCTTCTCTAGCAGATTATGATATGACAAACACGGAGTTTATAAATGGCAGATATTGATAAAGGACTCCCTAACACTCGTACTCAAATTAAAGTACCGGGCGAAGAGGTCGAGGTTAAGGAAGAAATAAAAGAACAGCAACCGATAGAAGTTACACCAGAAGATGATGGTGGTGCGACTATCAATTTTGAACCGGGTGCGGTTAACATACCTGGAACAGAATCCCACTTTGATAATTTAGCAGATCTTTTACCGGCAGACATTTTAGAACCTTTAGGTTCAGAATTAAAAAATAATTACATGGACTACAAGATGTCCAGAAAAGAATGGGAAAGATCTTACACAGAAGGACTTGACCTATTAGGATTTAAATACGAAAATAGAACGGAACCGTTTCAAGGAGCTTCAGGTGCAACGCACCCAGTGCTGGCAGAGGCTGTTACACAGTTCCAAGCCACAGCATACAAAGAGTTATTACCAAGTGACGGTCCAGTAAGAACACAGATTCTTGGTGCAACAACGCCACCAAAGCAACAACAAGCACAGCGTGTAAAAGATTTCATGAACTATTTAATTATGGATCAAATGAAAGAGTATGAGCCAGAGTTTGATTCTATGTTATTTCATTTACCTCTTGCAGGATCTACATTTAAAAAAGTTTACTACGATGATCTATTAGGCAGAGCCGTATCGAAATTTATTCCTGCTGATGATTTAATTGTACCATACACAGCAAACAGCTTAGAAGAAGCAGAAGCTATTATTCACGTTTTAAAAATATCTGAAAACGATTTAAGAAAACAACAAGTGGGAGGATTCTACTCAGATGTAGATTTAGGACCACCTGCAATGACAACGAATGATGATGTTTCTAAAAAAGAAAAAGAATTAGAAGGCACGAAAAAATCTGGAAAACAACAAACAATGTACACTATGCTTGAGTGTCATATTGATCTAGATTTAGAAGGCTTCGAAGATATTGGTACAGATGGCGAGCCATCTGGTATCAAGCTACCTTACATCGTTACGATCGAAGAAGGTAGTGGAACGGTTCTTTCGATAAGAAGGAACTATGCGCCCAATGATCCATTAAAACGAAGAGTCCAATACTTTGTCCATTTTAAATTTCTGCCAGGACTAGGATTCTACGGATTTGGATTAATACACATGATTGGCGGATTGAGTAGAACTGCAACAGTCGCTCTCCGCCAATTATTAGATGCAGGAACTTTGTCGAATCTACCGGCAGGTTTCAAACAAAGAGGCGTAAGGGTTAGAGACGAAGCGTCTCCGATTCAACCTGGTGAGTTCAAGGACGTAGATGCACCAGGTGGTAATTTGCGAGAAGCTTTCTTTCCTCTACCGTACAAAGAACCATCAGCAACCTTGTTACAGCTGATGGGTCTAGTTGTACAAGCTGGTCAAAGATTCGCGGCTATATCTGAATTACAAACGGGCGAAGGCACACAAAACGCTGCAGTAGGAACAACGATTGCTCTCCTTGAGCGAGGATCTAAAGTTATGTCAGCGATACATAAAAGATTATACAACTCGATGAAGAACGAGTTTAAATTATTATCTAAAATTATTTCTACATATCTACCAAAAGAATATCCATATGATGTTGTTGGTGGAGCAAGAATAATTAAACAAGCAGATTTTGACGATAGAATAGATATTTTACCTGTGGCAGATCCAAATATTTTTTCTATGTCACAAAGAATTACATTAGCACAAACACAATTACAATTAGCTACAGCTAATCCACAGATCCACAACTTATACGCTGCTTACAGAGGCATGTACGAAGCTATTGGTGTAAAAAATATAGATCAAGTTTTACCTCCACCTGCCCCGGTTCAACCTATGGACCCGAGTATGGAGCACATTAATGCTTTAAGTGGTAAACCTTTTCAAGCTTTTCCTGGTCAAGACCACAGAGCACACATCACATCACACTTAAACTTCATGTCAACAAACATGGTTAGAAATAATCCAGCTGTAATGGCCTCAATACAGAAAAATATTTTAGAACACATTAGTTTGATGGCACAAGAACAGATACAATTAGAGTTTAAAGAACAATTAGAACAACTTGCAGTGTTAAGACAGACTGCTCCAGTTGACCCACAAGCTTCACAACAGCTAAATTCTGTTGTTCAAAACATAGAAGCAAGAAAAGCTGTGTTGATTGCAGAGATGACAGAAGATTTTATGAAGGAAGAGAAGAAAATTACATCACAATTTGACTCTGATCCACTTTTAAAACTAAAAGCTAGAGAAGTTGACCTACGTGCAATGGAAAATGAACGTAGAAGAGATGCAGATCAGAACAAAGCAGAGCTTGATAGAGCAAAATTAGTGCAAGCAAGAGACATTGTTGATGAAAAAATGGACCAAAACGAGAAATTAGCTAAGTTAAGAGCTGGAGTATCACTTGCAAAGGCTGATAAACCAGGTATAACTGCTATTCAGGTAGAAGAGTAAAAAATAAGGAGCTAAAATGCAAAAACTAGATAAAATTAAGCCGGTTAAAGTTGGTGATCAGCAAACAGAAGTAGATCCTAGATCTAAAACTACAGCTGATGGCGCTTTTAATCTAATTGGCACAGGAAAACCTGAAATGCCAGTTGGTGGACAAAAAAGAATGCTGGCTGAAAAAAGAAGAAACTCAAAAGCGTACTAATGGCTTGGTTCAGTTTAGCAAAAATTGCTTTGCAGGCTGGTTCTAAGATTTATTCGAACCGCCAGAAGACAAAGATGGCTATGTCTGACGCCCAACTTATGCATGCCGAGAAAATGGCCCGAGGAGAGGAGCAATACCAGGGCAAATTGCTAGAAGCTAGGCAAAACGACTATAAGGACGAATTTGTACTTGTTATAATTTCGGCGCCTATCATAGTTTTAATGTGGGCAGTCATGTCAGATGACCCTGCAGCGATGGAAAAGGTCAAATTATTCTTTGAATACTTTCAATCTTTACCATCTTGGTTTACTAACTTATGGATACTTGTAGTTGCTTCAATTTTTGGTATAAAGGGTACACAAGTATTTAGAAACGGAGGCAAAAAATAATGTTTAGAAGATTTCAAGCGCTTAAAAAAGGTATTGAAACAATTAAGAGAGTTGCGCCTTCGGTTGGAAATAAACTCGGCCAGAAAAAAGTAGACCTTTTAAAAAAGATGGGCAAGACGCAAAGAACAAACCCTGAGAACTTTAAAAAAGCAGGTGGAGATAAACTTAAAAAAGAAATTTTAGATGCAGGAACTAGAGTTAAAAAAGCTGAAGGCGGAAGCACGAACGACAGATCTAGTGCTGTAGACAAAGCAATTTTAAAAGGAGTTGCTAGTGGAGTATATGACATGAGTGATTTTAAAAAATATAAAAAAACAGGAGAAATACCTGGTTCTAAAAAAAGAACTGAAAAAGCTTTAGGTGGAATGTTAGGATTTAAGAAAAAAGATAAGAAAAAAGATAAATCTATTAAAGAAAAAATTCTACCTAAAAAGAAAAAAGATAGATTAGAAGAACTTAGAAGAGAATTAAAAGCTAAAGGTGGTCCTGCTGGTCTTGGTGCTCTTGGTGGTGTGAGAAACAAAGGAACAAAAAAATCACCCGATAAGAAAAAAAGAAGAGAATCTACTGAATTTGAAAAAGTTAGATTTAAACTAGCAGATAAAAAAATGGGTAAGATGTCCGATTCTGATAGAAAAGCAATTAAAAACATGACTGGTAAAACAGCATCTAAGGTACTAAGAGGCATCGTAACCAGAAAATTTAAAGAAGCAGGCAATGAAGCTGCATCAGCCATGGGTGGATATAAACGTGGCGGTAGAGCGTTTGGTGGGGGCAAAAAATAATGACTAAACTTTGCCCTAGAGGAAAAGCAGCAGCGAAAAGAAAATTTTCGGTGTACCCGAGCGCATATGCAAATGCCTACGCATCTAAAATATGTGCAGGTAAAATCAAAGATCCATCTGGTAAAAAAAGAAAAGATTTTAGAGGACCTAAACCTAGCAAAGCTATGGGTGGTAGAATCTACAAAGCTGAAGGAGGTTCGTTAAGTTCTAAAGATGTTGAAAAAATTACAAACAAAGTTAAAAAATTTTCAAGAGAATTTAAGTTGTCGCCAGGGACAATTAAAAAAATGAAAGAAATCAGAGATAACCCAAATAGAAAAAATAAAATAAATAAGAAAAAATTTACAGACGAACAAATTTCTAGAATTAACAAAATAAGAAGCGACCAGATGAGAAGAAGCAATCCTCGTAATTTTACACCTGGTGCA